TGGTATCAGAGCTTGAAACAAAGCTCTATGGAAGGCTAACTTCCTTATTCAGGGTGAGAGGCAAACGGGTTTTTGATCAAAAAGTAAAAGAGACGTTTTAAAAATTATCAGTTATAACGAAGCATCTTTTCTGAATCCCCTTAGCAAAAGGAGGAGTATCTAAAAACATTGCCAGAAGGGCATCGTTAGAGAAAACTGAGTTAAGGGATCATTCTGGTATTACTAGAATGGTCTTAAAGGATGCTTAAATTATGGCTGATCGTTTTGAAAAATCAATCAAAGACTGGTATGATCATTCCCAAACCTCAAACCTTGAATTTATAAACCCTTTGAAAAACCAAAATCAAAGTATTTCCGAGTTAGAAAACAATATCTCCTGTATTTTTGATAGATTATCCTTGTTTGCAAAAATCTCTATCAAAAACTTTCACAAAATAATTAGCCACCTTGAAAGCCTTGAAAAACGACTAGAAAAGTGTGAGGAAATCCAAAGAAAAACTCAGAGTGAAATTAGAAAAGACCTTCAGCAGATTTCTTCGGAAATCCACAAATCCAAACCACTCACAGAAAAACAAGTACTTTCCTTGGTAAACGAGATAGCACAGCAACCGAAGCTCGTTGAAGAACAGGCCCTAAGACTGACAGAAGACCTAAATAGCAAAGTACAAAAGGTCGAAGAACTCTTACACGAAGTTAAGGGACTCATCATCGGATGAGCTTGGCCAACCAGAAGGCTAGCATATCCTATCAAGAAGCAGTAGAAGCAACAGAAGGAATCGAAACACCAGCGCTAGGTTTCATAAGGCCATCTGATTACAAGACCGGAGCAACATCGCTAAGTTCAGCGATAATCAAGCAAAACAATACCCTCCTATATCTCTTAATAGCACAAGCTCAAAAGCTTGAAGAGATAAAAGAAGAAATTGAAAAGCTCAAAAGAAACTTGACGACTCTAGAGAAAAGAGAAAGCGCTCCACTGAACCTAGAAGATTCAATCGATAGCCTCACAAAAAGGATAGATAACCTGTCTTTAACAAAGAAGAACCCAGTAGGAGGAAAACAAGGGCCAATCTACGTATTCAAAGATCCTAACAAAATCTTCAAGGAAGAATACGAGAAGGAGCTCCAACCAAAAAGAAGGTGATGTCTTTTGGAAGGATGCCTAGTGTTTTGGGAAGATCGGCTACTACCCAAACACAAACTGATCTCCCCACCCAGGAAGATCAAATCAGAGGCTACAGAACGAATGCAAGAAGAATGTATAACTTGAACCAAGCCGTACGAAGCAGGCTTGGAAGAAGATATCGAAGGAACCTGGAAACAGAGCTGGACCCAGATCAGCAGCTGGAGGTTTCCAGACAAAGAAGGGCGGAGTTGGTACCAGCAGAGGTACTATACGGGAGTAATAGCCAAACAGTAAGACACCGTGTCTACCAACATTACTCAGAACAACGTATACTGTGCACAGAAGAAAATCAAACGGACCTAAGACTATGCAACCGTCAAAGTTATCAAAGTCTTAGAGAATCAGGCATGCAACACATCCATTTAGGCATGTTTATGATACGAATCCTCACGATGCACAGACGGGGTGCAGGCACAACAGCCCTTATTGTCTTAAGGGATACAAGATGGGGTGATGACAGACAGATAATTGGAACAATGGAAGTAGACCTTTCGGCAGGAACTCAATTAGTCTATATGGTACCTGACATGGTGCTAAGCATAGACGACTTCCATAACCACATCCAAATAGCCATACAAACACATGGTTACAGCGACTGGCAAGGGGGAGAAAGTAACCTACTAATAACAGTAGGACTAGTGGGAAGAATCTCCAACACCAGCTATACAGGCTTCCAATATAATGTGGAAAACGTTGTAGATCACTTAGCCACTAATGGAATTACCGCAATCCCCGGAGAAAGACGAAGCATTGAAGACCTTGAGGGCATGAGTTGGAACCTCAGGCCCGCACCACTCACCATGATCCGAATTCCAGCAAGGGTGGAAGTAAACCAAAGGCTAGACAGATCTACTAGCCTCAGGTTTAGGTCTTACCGAAACAACCCTCAACCTCCAAGGTTTTCCGTTGATAGCCAGGATAGAGAGGTTCAAGCAAATCTATCGGAAGACGAAGAACAATTCGTAGGGATATGTATCCAGGAAAGAGAAATACATAACCCCTATGACATATGTTTTTGTTCGGTATGCCTAAGTGAAGCCAAAAGAGTAGAAGAGGAACCACTAAACAAGGCAAAAAGAGGGAACAAGCCAAATAAAAGCAGAAGAAGAAGCTATGAAAAATGGTCAACTTTAGGAGAGCACTCAGGAAAATGGGACTATTACGTCCGGTATGACAGCCCTAAAGATACAACGCCAATTGACCAAATAATAGCTACGGGATGGGATGAGTACGAAGATGACCCCTGGAGAGATGATCTTGAAGAAGGGACTGTTCAAATCAAGGAAGAAGACACGGAACAGTCAGACAAAGAATTCACAGAAAAGATAGAAATGATCCAGATGATCGTATCCCCTACCCAGGAAGAAGAAGAGCACTATGCTTTCCCCACAATTGAGAGCATAGGAGAAGAAGCCATAAAGCAAGACGAAGTAGACGAAGAAGACCTGGACTACCCAAGAGTTCGGGAAATAAAAAGAATGATAAAAAAGGCCAAGAAAGAAGGATATACGCCTCCCATTCACCAAGAACAACATATCTTCCCTAGTACATCCGAAGGGGCAAGCGGCGTTTACAACCCCCCTCCAGATCAAGTTATGGGACCACCAGTATATCCACCGGCAAGAGGAAATGTTCCTCAAAATAGCTTCAACCTGGGCTACCCAAAATATGCCAGGGAAAGTGATTTCAATGGAGATTACGGCAGATATCATAGCTCCCAATGGACACTGCCACCCGCACTAACAGACTCAGGAGCCATGCTCGTGCTACCAGCAGACCCAGGTCTGTGGTCAGATGTTTTGGCAAGATGGGAGTCGATTACAATAAATCGACTAAATGACACCATATGGGCAAACAACAAGGCTAAGCTGATGTTCGTGGAAAATCTCCTAGGAGAAAACGAAAAAAAGATGTGGCAGCAATGGCGAACAGCGTTTCCAGAAGCCTATGAGGCGTTAGAAACAATGGCAGATGATCCTCAGAATATAACCTCCCAAATAAGGCAAATAACAATCATGGAAGATCCCTACCGAGGATCAACGGAGGAACAAGATAGGGCATATAGGAGCCTTGAAAGAATTACATGTGAAGACACTAGGGATTTATGGAAATTCCTTAATGAATTCAGGATCTTAGCAAGCAAATCGGGAAGACTATTTTTCCCAGCAACAACTGACAAATTCTTCACAAAGCTCCCTATGACTCTATCCAAGAAAATCGAAGAAGCTTTCAGAAATAAGTATCCGGGACTAACTGCAGGAGTACTACCTGCAATTAAGTTCACGCACACTTACATTACTGAAATGTGCACTGAAGCAGCCCTGCAAAAGGAACTTAGAGACCTATCTCTTTGTTCTTCCATACCCATACCAGGTTACTACGACAGGCAAAGGAAGAAATATGGGATAAGGAAGTCCAGGACCTATAAAGGAAAACCACATGACAAAACGCATGTAAAGGTTTTCAAAAGAAAATACAAAGAAGACAGGGGAAGGGTTAGCAAGTGCAAATGTTACATTTGCGGAAGAGAAGGACACTTTGCCAGGGACTGCAAAAGCAAAACGGGTAATATGGCTAGAAGAGCTGTAATAGACAACCTGGACCTGAAGGAAGATTGGGACATTGTCTCAGCAGATATGAGCGACCATGACACTGTATACAGCATCTCAGAGGGAGAAGGGGGCGCTACAGAAATGAACATCGGGGCAATGGTAGAAGAATCACCTCTGGAAGAATACTGCTTCATGTTCCACCAAAGCCATGAAGAAATACACAAAAGAGTACAGGAAGCAGTATCCTGGAAGCCAAGGATGGAACTACCAAAAGGAAGCAAGGAATGTGAACACAAGTGGCAGGAAAACCAAGTTACCTGTCACAGCATATGCCATTTCTGTGGAATAGCAACAACAGAAATATCACGATTACACTGCCCTGAGTGCAGACTCACGGCATGTGCATTATGCGCACTCCATTACCTAAAAATAAAAATTGAGGTGAAAAGATCAAAAGGATCATCAAAAGGATCCGAAGTGATTGTTCCAGACGAGGAAACACAACAACCAAATTCCATCTGGAAATTACTGGCTCAAAAAGACAACGATTGGAAACAAGCCATAAGGGATCAGGCAAAAGAAGAGGCCCTATGGCAAATAAAAGAAAAAGAGCTAAGAGCCCAAATCAATGAAAAAGATAAGAAGGCCCAAGAAGAAAGCCAAAAATGGGCCGAAGAAAGACAATCCTTGTATAAGGACATAGATGATTTGCTAAAAATTCAGCAGCAAATAAAAGACCAATGGAACGAAGAGAAGGCTAAGCTCGAAGCCCAAAACGAATACCTCCAACAGGAAAACAAAAGGCTGAGAGAAGAAGGATTCCAGCCATACCCACCATTAGGGCCTCATCAAATAAATACCCTGATCGAAGTGGCCATGAGGGCTGATGGGAGTGAGCAACCAAAAGTAAGAAAAATTAATAACCAACTATACAATGTGGAAGTCGAGTTTGACATCCCTGGTATTAAGTTATTCAAAGTAAAGGCCATCATAGACACAGGAGCAACTTCCTGCTGCATAAACAAGGTGATAGTCCCAAGAGAAGCCCTAGAAGAGATGAACAAGACGGTCTTCTTCAATGGCCTTAATTCAAGGCAACCTTCCAGCCAAAAGATAAAAGCAGGCAACTTCAGGATTGGAGGAAACAAATTCAGGATCCCTCTAATTTACGCTATGGACATGATGACAGGAGATGGCATCGACATGCTCATAGGTACCAACTTTACAAGGTCCATGAACGGAGGCATCAGGATTGAAGGTGATGAAGTAACCCTTTACAAAAAGGTTACAAAAATAAAGACAAATCCTACGGTAGAAATCACTGCTGCAATCCAAGAACTAGAAATCGACGAAGAGTTCTATCAAGAATTACAGGGAACANTAATGTTCTCAAAAGAAGATGCTGAAAGCCTGAAAGAAAGGTTTATACCGATCCTAAAGGAACTAAAGCAGCAGGGCTANATTGGTGAAGAACCCTTGAAACATTGGAGAAAGAACGGAGAGACGTGTAAGTTGGATATCATAAATCCGGATATCACAGTACAAGACAAACCGTTAAAACATGTAACTCCTGCACTAGAAGCTTCCTTCAAGAAACANATAGAAGCACTCCTGAAGTTAAAGGTTATCAGACCAAGTAAGAGCAGGCACAGAACAATGGCAATGATTGTCAACTCTGGAACCACGGTTGACCCAGCAACNGGNAAGGAAACAAAGGGAAANGANAGAATGGTGTTCAATTACAGAACACTCAATGACAATACATACAAAGATCANTATTCCCTTCCCGGGATAAACACCTTGCTAAAAAGAATAGGGAATGCAAAGATATTCTCAAAGTTTGATCTGAAGTCTGGATTTCATCAAGTTGCCATGGAAGAAGAATCCATACCCTGGACGGCCTTTTTAATCCCAGGAGGATTATACGAATGGCTTGTCATGCCATTCGGACTCAAAAATGCACCCGCTATTTTTCAGAGAAAAATGGATAAATGCTTCAAAGACACAGAAGAGTTTATCGCCGTATACATCGACGACATCCTGGTATACTCCAACAGTGAAGCGGATCATGAAAGGCATTTAAAGATTATGCTGGGTAAATGCCAAGAAAATGGATTAGTCCTATCTCCAACAAAAATGAAGATAGCCGTCCCCGAAGTGGAATTCCTGGGAGCAATAATAGGAAGAAACAAGATAAAGCTGCAGCCACATATTATTAAAAAAATATGTGACTTTGATGAGGAAAAGCTAAAGACTAAAGCCGGCCTTAGATCCTTCCTTGGAATCTTAAACTACGCCAGAAACTACATTCCCAGACTTAGTATCCTTCTGGGGCCATTATACGAAAAAACGAATCCCCATGGGGACAAGAGGATGAAGCCTTCTGACTATGAGATAGTCAGAAAGATAAAAGCAAAAGTACAGCAGCTACCGGACCTTCAGATACCACCAGATGATGCATACATAACCATCGAAACAGACGGATGTATGGACGGATGGGGAGGAATATGCAAATGGAAAAAGAAGAAAGAGGACCCAAGAAGGGACGAAAAGATCTGTGCATACGCAAGTGGAAAGTTCAAAGTCGTCCAATCAACCATTGACGCTGAAATCAATGCGTGCATCAATTCCCTGGAAAAACTAAAGATTTACTACCTGGATAAGAAAGAAATAACCCTCAGGACAGATTGCCAAGCAATAATAAGCTTTTATAACAAAACAAACAGCAACAAGGCCTCGAGGGTCAGGTGGCTAAAGTTTTCTGACATTATCACCGGAACAGGAGTAACCATTAATATGGAACACATTGATGGTAAAAATAATGTCTTAGCCGACTCACTATCAAGAATGGTGAAACTTTGTTTTACAGGATGTACAGAACAAGAGACAGAAGTCCTGGAGAAGGGTCTAGCAGCGATGGGGGAAATATTCGAAGAAAATGTGAAGTTAAGCAACGAGAAGAATGGCTACGAAGAAATAATCCAGATTTCCAGCTACTGCCAAAAATTTATAGAGGACAATTCTCGTTTGAAGAACCAGGTGCTCTGTATAGACACTATCAAATCAGAGCCAACACCACCCCAATACGCCTTGAAGAATCAAGTATCTACGCAGGAGTTGCCCAACAATACGAAAGAGAAGCCGCCAAACAAGCCGTCAGAACTATGCGCCACCTCCAGGCAGTTTTGGACTTCAAAGCCCAAGTCTGTCTTGCAAAGTCATCAGCAGATAACTATTGGGGAGACCATTGGCCCAATGTTAAGAAACAGAATCAGCAAGCCCGAAAACTCCTATCAGAACTTGAGGCCCTATGCATCGAGCTGGGCCAAGTCCCAATCTAAGCCCAAAGAAAGTAAGTGTCCAGGAGCCCACGCATGGGATGAAGAAATCGCTAGGCGACAACAACTTCATAATAGAAGCATGAAATACAATCAGGCACTATGGCTGATTGACGAATCGTGGGGACCACCACTATCCATGCCACGATATTGCAAATTATAGAAGCATACGTAAGGGATGACGTTTCCTCTCAATTATATGGTTTGCTGGCCGACAACTTTAGGTGTGATAGGTTGTCTGCATCAATAATTGCTTTGTCTTAAAGCATGAAGGGTTTGTATTATTGTAGTCTATCGTCAGGGATGACGATCGTGTGCATTATTGTAATATTATTGCAGTCTATCGTCAGGGATGACGTCTGTTGATCATTATTGATCTCAGACATATCCTATATATAGGTGTGTTATGTAAAATGGAAGACACACTCTTCCAACCAACCAACCTTGTATCCAAAATCCTTTGAAGATTATAATCAAGTTTCCGCTGTTTTAAAGTAATCTCTCTTTTGAATATTTTGTATTTCAGTTTTTACTTTGTACTGATACAGAATTAATTTGATCCAATTTATTGGGGCAAATTCCTTT